CATGCATATAATCAACTGCGGCCGCCGTACGTACGCATAACCATATAAATACCCACGTACGCAGATATCCATCGACGCGTGTATATGCCAAAAAAAGTTTTAGCTGTCTTTATGGTTCGAAAACAGTTTTACACTATCGATTGTATATACAAATATATAATTGGGCATTGGGTGCAAAAATCGTGAGGTGTAAATTCTTTTTTTAACAAAATTTTTGGCATCGATAAAGTATATATTGATATAAAAGGTGTTATAATTTGGTAATATTAAAATGTTATATAATAAAATATAATTGTATACCTATGATCATGAAAACAAATAAATTAGATCTTAGCCCAGTATTGTATATAATAATAATGGTTGTTATTTTTGTAACATCTCTTTAAAGACTTCCGGTGGAATGCTTGGTTCCCCGAGATAGGGTTCGTATATTCACATCATATTAATTTAAAATCAATAAAAGTTATGTTAAAAACAAATTCAATTACCCCATTAAGTAAGAGAGATTTAAATGAAATCGCTCCAAGTATTTTTACAACAGTACCTTCTCCAGAGGTAACAGATAAATACACACATATTCCAACAGAAAAAGTCATTGATGATATGGAATTATTAGGTTGGTTACCAGTAGAAGCTAAAGAAGTTAAAGCTAGAACTAAAGACACATCAGGTTACCAAAAACATTTAGTTGTATTTAGAAACAATGATGTTGTAATTAATGGTGAAGATGGTGATACAGTATTCCCACAAATATTATTAACAAATTCTCATGATGGGAAAAATTCATTTCAATTTACAGCAGGATTATTTAGAATGATTTGTGAAAATGGATTAGTAATTGCAGACACAGAGTTTGAAGATATTAAAATGCGTCATATGGGTTATACATTTGAAGATTTACAAGTGTTAATTAAAGACATGGTTGAAAAATTACCATTAACAGTTGATGCAATGAATAATATGAAAAACACTCAGTTAGAAGAGCAAAAGATATTAGATTTAGCTCAAGAGTTACTTGATATTAGAGTTGAAGGAACTAAAAACATTTATCCAATTGAAGCTATTGAAGAAGTTGCTTTTGCACAACGTAAAGAAGACACAAATGATGATTTATGGACGGTATTTAATAGAATCCAGGAAAACATTATTGAAGGTAATTTTGAATACAAAACACCAGGTGGTAAATTACGTCAAGCTAGAGTCATTAAAAACTTCAAGCAAGATATGGATGTAAATAAAAAAATGTTTAGTAAAGCAATTGAGTATGCGGCCTAAAAAGAATGTATGGGTTAATGGTGTGTTTGATGTGCTCCACATGGGGCACATTAAGCTACTCGAAAGAGCTTCTTTTGAAGCAGCCGGTGGATTAGTAGCAGTAGGAATTGACACAGATAGAAGAGTTAAAGAGATGAAAGGAGATGATAGGCCAGTGAATGATGAGTGGAGTCGGTCGAGCTTTCTTGGTGCGATAAAATACGTTGATTGTGTTTATCATTTTGATACGGATGAAGATCTAAGAACGTGTATTAAAAACTTTGGACCCGATTTAATGATAATAGGAGAAGATTATAAAAATAAACCAATAATTGGTAGTGAGTACATTGATGAAATTATATATGTAGAGAGATATGGAGGACTAAGTTCTTCGGATATTATAAATGGAACCTACAAAACGCCATATTTATAATAAAATTCCAGCATGGCAGCATATACTCAAGAACAACTTAATTCCGGATCTCTAGGTGAGGTATTAAACGCGGGAACGACATATACATTTACATTCGCGACGCCCAGTTTTACGTCACAAAGTGTATACGGTGGAAATGCTTACTTTTCAATGGATTCCGCTTTAGACACAAATTATGCTCTTTCACAATCCGCAATTGCGCTTGGAATTGGACAATCCAACCTAGCTGGAACAATAGGAGGGTTTACCGGAGACGTATCTCAATCATTATTTGTTTCTAGTTCATACACTTCTTCTGCATCAAGCGGACAAGAACCCCCAATATCGACTTACTCATTTTCAATAAGACAAGATGTTGGGTCTGGTGCTGGAACATTTACACTTAATCCTACTACAACCATACCTGCTGAATCATATTACCTAAAATCAACTGGTCATATGACATTAAATATAACATCATAATATATACGTATTTAAATATTAATATATGTAGAAGGGAGACCTTTCGAGAGAGGCTTGGCTTCCTGAATTATCCTTCGTATATTACACATATAAACAAAAATTAAGGTTACATGCAAAGAATCACTATTGAAAAATCAAAAGAATTTTTTCCTGCTAAAAGCTCTCGAGATGCTGCTTATTTTACTTTTACCCCTTCCGATAGAGGTGAAGGTTGGGAAAATGTAAATTATTTTACAAATCGTAGAAAACTTTCTTATACAAATAGAAATGACGATCATAACTCATGGGTATATGTTTTATCAAATCCTGCTCAACCCGGAATACTAAAAATAGGCTATACTAATAGTACTCCCGAAGAAAGAGCAAGACAATTATCAAATGCAACAGGTGTTGCTTTACCTTATGAAGTTGAGTTTGCTTATAGTTGTTGGAATGGAAATGATTTGGAAAAAGATGTTCATGAAAGATTAGATGAATATCGTTTAAGCAATCAACGTGAATTTTTTCAAGTTGACTTAGAAGAAGCTAAGGAAATTATTGAAGAAATAGGTGAAGCTTATGTATAAAAATTTGGTTTCCCAGGAGACCTTTCGTATATTTACCCCATATTAATAATTAAAAAATAAAGGTTATGACAAAACAAGAAGTTAAAAATTTTAGAGGAGATTTTCAAAATGCAGTTGCACAACTAGAAAAGCAATATGGCGTTAACATTAGTTTAGGTACTATTTCTTTTAATAGTGAAGAATTAAGAGCTAAAATGACAGCTAGAAAAGGTGAAAAAGTTCAAGTATTAAGTAAAGATGATTTTAATGTTGGTGATATGGTAAGCATAAACCATAAATCGATTGATATTAATTCAACATTTAAAATTATAAAAATTAATAAGAAAAATATTAAGGTTCAAGGTTATGGAACTACCACCAGAGATATTTATACAGTTTCACCAAGTTTATTAGTAAAATCTAGATAATTATATGACAAAATTAAACCAATTTATAGAGGATATGCGTGCTACAAGTAGTAGTACGCAAAAAGTTCAAATAATAAAGGATGCAGATCCATTTATTCATAAGGTGTTAGAATATACTTATAATCCATTTAAACAATATTATGTTACTAGTAAAACATGTATTAAAAATAAAGATAAAATTGATCTTATTGGTAATCATAATTTATTTAGTGTATTGGATATGTTAAATACTAGGGTAGTTACAGGTCATGATGCTATTGCTTTAGTAAATGGATTCGCTTATAGTAACAGTGATGGAGAATTAATATATAAAATTATTGATAAAAATCTAGATATTAGAGCTGGTGATAAAGTTATTAATAAAGCAGTACCAAATTTAGTTCCTACTTTCTCCGTTGCCTTAGCTCAAGAATATAAAGGTAAATGTGATTGGGATGATAGATGGTATGCTTCAAGAAAACTAGATGGAGTTAGATGTTTAGCTGTGGTAGATCAAAATGGAGATTGTACATTATATTCTAGAATGGGTAAAGAATTAACTACATTAAATAGAGTAAAAGAAGCTATTGAAAATACAGGTATCATTAATCATGTATTTGATGGGGAAATTTGTTTATTGGATGAAAATGGAAATGAAGATTTTCAAGGTGTAATGAAAGAGCTTAGACGTAAAGATCATCAAATTGAAAATCCTAGATTCATGGTATTTGATATGATGCATAAATCAGAATTTGATGCTGGTAAAGGTAATACACCATTAACTGAAAGATTACGTATGTTAAGAGCTTGGCAAGGTGGTAGATTTACATGTGCTAAAACATTACAATATGTAGATCAAGTTCAAATAAATGATAATGACCATTTTGAGACATGGAATAAAATATCAGCTGAAAAAGGTTGGGAAGGTTTTATGTTACGTAAGAATGTAGGTTATGAAGGTAAACGTAGTAAAAACCTAGTTAAAGTTAAAAAGTTCCATGATGCTGAATATAAAGTAATTGATTATGATACCGATACAGCTGAGGTAGTTAGAAATGGTAGATCAGAAACTATTGAAATGTTATCTCAAGTATGGATTGAACATAAAGGACATAAAGTAAAAGTAGGTAGTGGTTGGACTCAAGATCAACGTTTACAGTATATGGATGGTTCAATTGTAGGTAAAATTATTACAGTTCAATATTTTGAAGAAACTACTAACGATAAAGGTGGGATATCATTAAGATTTCCAACAGTTAAAGTAGTACATGGAGAAAAAAGAGAAGTATAATTATAATAAAATAAATTAAAAATGAGTAAAAAGAAAAAACCAGAATATAAATTAAACCATGATACATTAGTTACCTTTGGGGAAGAAGCTTATACAATGCGTAAAGATGACCCACGTACAGAAGAAGCTATTAAAAAATCTAGGGAATTAAAAGAAGCAAAACTTAGAGAAGGAATCGAAACAGGTGAATTATCAATGTTTGCAGGGTTAGATATGAGTGATAAAAGAGGAGAGAATGAAGATTTTGAAGAATATAAACTTAGAAGAACTACTAATAATAATTTAAGAAAAATTTATAGACAATTAGGACCTGAAGAATGTAAAAGACAATACCCAATGGGGTTTTATTATGCTATACAACAGGCAGTTGTAGCTCATCAAAAAGAAACAATGGATAAAACAGCTAAAGCTACTATGACAAATGAAGATGGTTCAACAACAGAAATACCAATAATAATTAAAGATTAAAATTATGAGTAAAAATGAATGGAAAAAAAGCCCGGATCCCGTTACTATGGAAGAAATTAATAAGTTACATGATGAATGGTGGGCAAGTTTAACAGACGAGGATAAAGAAAAACTATATAATGAGATGACAGAATCTGAAATCGAATACTATAGTGAGAAAAAAGATAAAGAATAAATAATAAAGGGGAATTAGCTCAGCTGGCTAGAGCGCTACGCTTGCACCGTAGAGGTCATCGGTTCGACTCCGATATTCTCCACTAACTTATACCTAAATATGTTAAAAATGAAGATAAAGGATATGTATAATAAGATGATTGATATGACTAACATATTTGGACTATTCGTCCCAGGAGAGGAACTTGATGGTACTAAAACTGCTACAAATTTAGATAAATTAAAAACTAAACCAATATTTCACATTGGTATGTACAAAAAATTAATTTTAAATCATTTAAATTTTAATACAAAAGTTTTAAGGTTTTTTCAAGAAACTAACCAAGAATTTGATATAGAAGATGTAAAACAAGCAGGTGAATATGTTGTATTTAATAGGGCTTGGTCATACATCGCTAATGTAAAATTAAAAAATAAAGGATATATAGACGCAATTAAACATTACTCAGACGAAGATTTTCATAATACCCTTGATTTAGGAATTGAATTTTTTCAAAAAGATGAGTTATATGAAAGATGCGCTCACTTATTAAAAATCAAAAAGAAATCAATAAAATTACTAAAATAACTTGGATACCTCAGATCTCTTTAATAAATTCTATATACAGGGAATTAAGAAATGAGAGAATAAGGGATATAAGATAAAGGGGGTACAAAAAGTACCTATAATATTAATATAAATAAAATAAAAATGGCACTACGCAACCCAGAAACAATTGTCAGACTTACGGACAAGATCCAGGGCAATTTAACAAATCTAAAAACAATGGTAAAAACTCAACAACCAGTTGAAGATTTTATTAAAAGAATCGAAAATACAGAATCAGTATTAAGAGATTTAGAAACACAATTAGAAAGAGAACACGCAGCATTAAGAAACGGATAATACACAAATTAAAGTTATGAGCATACCAGCAGAACAAATCTCATCAAATTGGGAAATATTTAAAGGGTATATTGTTAAATATATCAAAGGAGATAGAAAAGATCAATTACTTGAATTTTATAACAAACATCAGAATGAATTAGTAATGATGCCTGCTTCACATAAGAAAGCGTATCATAATGCATTCCCTGGAGGATATATTGATCATGTTAACCGTGTTATAAAATGTGCTTTAGAATTACATAATGTATGGGAAAAAATGGGGGCAGATACTACCACATATACTATAGAAGAACTAGTATTTGCTGCTATTAATCATGACTTAGGCAAAATGGGTGATGGTATTGAATATGCTCATATACCATCTAAAGATGAGTGGAGAAAGAAAAATATGGGTGAAATGTACCAATTTAATAAAAAGATAGCTTACATGTCAGTTCCAGATAGATCTATTTTCTTACTAACACAAGCAGGTATTAAATTAACTTATAATGAGTATTTAGCAATTAAACTGCATGATGGTTTATACGATCCAGCAAATGAACCTTATTTTAAAAGCTTTATGGTTGAAACAAAACCAAGAACTTCTTTAATTTATATCATACATCATGCTGATATGATGGCGGCAAGAGTTGAGTTTGAAAAAGAATGGTTACACACATTTAAGAATAGCGTGGATGAACCAAAAAAGAATTATACATTGAATTCAAATAAAAAATCTAGTACTAAGTCTAAAGCCTTAAATACTATAAAAAGCGAAGGACTTAAAAATTTATTTGATAAATTATGATAACAGCAATAGTAATACTATCAATAATAGTCGTAGTCCTAGGATTTACGACTATTAATCTATTACGCAAAAATGAAAAACAAGAAGATA